TGCTGCTGCTTTATTAGCAAAAGCAATAGACTCCTCCATAGAATCCAACTGTACATAATAAAAAACTAATGCTGCTAGGAAGGTATCACCTGCACCAGTCACATCAAATGTTCTAGCAACAGGCACTTGAAATTGTTTCTTGTTCCATAGAGCACCATTAGCACCCATAGTAACTATACAATTACTAGAGCGAGGAATATGATCCTCTCGTAATGCTTCAAATTCTTTCTGATTAATTTTGTATATTATATTATCTCTTCTTGGTGGTGTAGTTGACTTAGTATCAATAAAAACTTTTACATCTGGATTCTTTCTTGCTAAATCTTTAATCAAATTAAGGTCAACGAATCCTTTATTATAATCCGACACAACTATAGCATCATAATTTTGATGCATTGCTGCCATAATAATTTGATGTTGTTTTAAAGGTTCTAATTGTGGTTCAGTATCAAGACGCATAACCTGCTGATTAGATCTTTGATCAACATATCTTGTCTTCTTTATCTCCTCTTTATTTGTTACAAAATTAACATTAATACCGAGAGACTTTAAATTCTCACAAACATTTGCTGCCATACCAGGAGCACTTTGCTTTTCAAAATATTTCATGACAGGGATCGGTCCTTCGGGACTTAAACGATCACAAGATCCGTACACCCATTCATCGGTGCAACTATCCCCTATCAATAATACATTGTATTGTCTTGCTAGTTGCATACTTTTCAATCCTATCAAAGAATATTAATTCGCCAGCACTGTGTTGACCAATGACTGACTTACCTTTCCAATCGGAACCGACCATCATTATATCAGGTCTGACATCTTTTATCAATGCTTCAAGAGATTCATCACTACTAAAGTAAGTTACCTCATCAACTGCCGACAAAGCAATAAGCATTAACCCTCTGTCTTCCTGATTATATATTGGACGATTGCTTCCCTTTTTTTCTTTCACTCTGTCATCAGTATCAATACCAACAACAACATAATCTCCTAGAGATTTAGCATGGTTTAGTAGTGCTACATGACCAGGATGTAAGAGATCAAAGGTTCCATTAACAAAAACTTTGACCCACTTCTTTTCATGAATAAATGGTTTGACTTTATTCATTTTTAACACTAATTATTTTACCATACTCAGGTAAATAAAGATACTCAATTTCACTATTAGCAATAGTCTTAACAGCATCTTCTAATGTTTCAACCAAAGGTTCTCCACCCAAATTAAAAGAAGTATTAAAGAGGATAGGACAACCAGTTTGTTTATAAAACTCACTAATCAATTCATGATAATTTTTATTTTGTTCTTCTGTTACTGTTTGAATTCTACATGTGTTATCTACATGAATAATAGCAGGAATCTTTTCCTCAATACCTGGTTTACACTCGACAGCATACATCATGAATGGAGTCTCATCCATACCACGAAGATCAAACCAGTCATGCACATGTTCTTTGAGAATAGTACCTGCAAATGGTCTAAAGTATTCACGATGTTTTACAGTATTAACAAAGTCTTTACCTTCAGGATCACGAGGATCATATAATATAGAACGATTACCAAGAGCACGAGGACCAGACTCAGACTTACCTTGGAACATTGCTACAATATTCTCAGAGGTAATCAACTTAATCACATCTTCATGATTAGCACCTTTAACAACACCACCATACTTATCAGTAACCTTTTGAATATCTTCTAAAGAATAATTGTATTCAGGACCAAGATATAATGTGTCTATCTGAGGTTTAGGATCTTCAAATTGATGAGGTTGAAGTGCCTTATAATAAACATAAAGTGCTGCTCCAATAGCAGTACCAGCATCATTACTGACTGGTTCTACAAATAAATTGATGCCTTCATCTTTTAACTGCTCAAGATACCAATAGTTTGCAACACAATTCAATCCATATCCACCAGACAATACTATATTCTTTTTACCAGTCATCTCAACTGCCTTACGAATAAGTTTTAAGACTGCTTCTTGTGTCTCGGTTTGTACTGCATATGCTAAGTCTCTTCTATTTTGATACTTAGTTAGATCTGATTTGGGATCATCAGGATCTGGATGCTCATCAAGGAATGGATACTCATGTACATTAATATGTCCTGCATTTGGATAGGTAGGTATCATTACATTCCTATCTACTGTACCATACTTCTTGAAAATCTTAGGTACTTCTGGATTGGGTTTGCCATATGGAAATAGACCCATAGTTTTACCTGCTTCAATAGCATGCCATCCACAATACTGTGTAACTGCCTCGTATGCTTTAACAATACCGCAAGTTTCATCAAGTAGATACTCAAAGGTACCTTTCTCACTAGGATAAACTTCTTTGTTTTCCATCTCAGGAATTATTGCTGTAGTAGCAGGTCCTCTACAACCTAGATGTTTCCATACAGTATTAATTTCTTTAGGGTAAGTGCAATCAAATATAGTTTCAACTTCCCATACTGTATCTTGCCTATCCATAATGGTGAAGTCAATAAATGTACCTGCACCATCAACTACTAACGCTGCTGCCTCAGTAAATCCAGAACGATAGAATGCACATGCAGCATGTAACTTATGATGTATATTTCCTAAATCTATAACTTGTGCGTGTCCCTTCTTTGGATCTTGACCAGCAAGATCTTCAATTAATCCCATCTTCCTTGCAAGACCTACATAAGCAGGTTCAAAAGAATATTCTAATGTAGGACAATCTTTTGCTGCCATCTGGGTGTGACCAATGACAAGATAATCTAGTCTATCAGTATACTCTTTGATTAGCATCATCGATGCTAGAGGGGCACCATCATACTTGCGACGAGAAATTCTCTCCTCTTCTACAGCAAATACAATTTCACCATCTTTAAGAAGACAAACACCTCCGTTATGTCCTCTTGCTATGCCAGCAATCCACTGTGTCATTTACCGAACCCCTTAGTTTCTGCTTGTACAACTTTTTTCTTGACAGATTTGCCAAGTTTATCTCTACATGATTTAATCACTGCAGAGACATCTTTCTCAGTCATAGACATACACTCGTCATTTTGTATGTCTTGATAATCTTCCATAGTTAATCTGATAGGAGAAAAAGTTCTTCTATCTTCACCTAGATCTATTATATCAAATTTTGGATCATTTGGATAGGTTATATTGACAGGGTATGTTGATCCAATCACAGCAGTGACTGTGCTACCGACTGCCTTAGCAATGTGTTGACCAACACTATCACATCCTAAGAAATGATCTGCTCTGTCTATAATACTTGCCCAGATACGAATGTCTTCTATGTTAGGAAGAATATATGAGTCCTTAGATTCTCCTTCTTCTGTAGTAAAAGGAAACTCTGACATTACAATCACACAATAATCTTTCTTTAAATTATTAATGATAGTACTAATATCTGATAGATTAAAACTACGAGAGGTTGGGTCAAACATGTACCCACCAGTATCCATGATACCTCTACCAAATGGTTGGATAACTATAACTTTTTCTTTTCCTGTAGTTGATATTGCCTCGTCAACTAACTGCATTCCTTGAATACCCTCACCTTTTGCCAAAGTAATATTGGGTGCTGGTAATTCTCTAGGTTCTTCTAAACCATTGATTTCTATATCAAATGCTTGAGCAAGACTACACTTCTGATTGTAATAATGCCATTGCCTATACGGTTCTGGTGTTACACAGTCTCTATCTTTAATCTTATCTTCAAACAATCCTTTATGCCAATTATCATAGGCATACTTGTGTAATACTGGATGACCTCTATAGAAATTCATACCACCTTCACAGACGATTATAAAATCGTCATGAGTTTCGGCATATTTTTCCAGTGCAGGGATGGAAGCAACTACTCTACCTGCTCCACCATTAATAAAGAATACTTTAGATCTCATACTATCATGTCAACAATTTATATAGTCATAGAAAAACAACCTGATTTATACGGTCATACCCATCCTTAAACATGGAAGGATTAGTGTTAGGAGCATGTAAAACATCAGATTCGTACATAATCATTCTATTATACACCATTTCAAACTCATATTCAACCTTCCATACTCCATCATAACCACCATTCAACCATTCCTGTACAAAAGGCCATACATCATCAGGAGTTTTTACAATGTCCTCAAACATCTCTGGTTTATCAATGTAATCCATAACATTATAAGGTAATGTCATATTACCTTTATAAGAATATAAATTAGTACCACCTTGGCATTCATCGGGATAATTTAGAAAGATAACAACACCAAATTGATTATAATCAAAAGTAGATTGAGTACATTGTCCAACTATACCACGAGTAACACCATGCTCATCAACATACCCACCACTACTATCAACATATGAAGTTGAATAAGAATCTTGATGAGGTATAGACAACCAAGGATCAGCACCAATACTATCAGAATTCATTACATTACATAAGAAATCTGCATTATCCCAATGACATTGATACATTCTATCGGAAAAAGAATGCTTCCAAAGACTACTATCCAAACAATACTTATCAAATATAGATTTAGTCTTCTCCTTAAATTCTTTAGTCTCTATATGACATCTCTCTCCAGCAAGACCCTTAATTAATTTTTCTTCTCTTCGTTTATCAGCCTTGACTGCTAACTCTTTTATTTCACTAGGATTTTCATAGAAATTATCAATAACTATTACTGTTCTATTATTAGATCCAATATTTCTAATTACTTGTTCTTTACTATTATTACTCAGTTCAAACATAATAAATCCTCACAGACAAAAAAATTCCGAGAAAAATTTTCCCGAAATTTTGGAATAAAAAGTTGAATTTCCCTCAGTATATCTAGGTCACATTTTCTGGGGGTTCTGCTGCAGATGCACCACCACCCCAGTATGTACTGGTATCAGCAGCATCTCCAATGTTAGGAGTATCATCTGGTTCATGTGGCCATACAATTCTATATGTTTCTGTACCTACACCTGCCCAAGTCGTAGGAAGGTCTCTTAATTTCTGACGGTAATCTTTCCAAGGTGATAAGAATCCAGTAGGAGCATCATTAGGTATCTTATCATCAGACTGTGATAAAAGACTATTTCTTTCTGCTCTTACCCAATCCCAACCAAATGTTTTAGAATCAGCAGAACTAGTTCCATCACTGTGTGTATTATTCCACTCCGTATTATCACTAGAGAAGACAGGATCTCTTGGCCACTTATTATTAGTATGATCATACTCTAATGAAAGCATATCAAACACTTCTTGGAAGTGAAGATAGTCATCAAGAATAGGATTAGGTTCTGAGTCTGGACCTGAAGGAGTTTCTATATGATATGGACCTTCGATACCACCGAAGCATGCGATAGCATTCATAGGATACACATCAGCATCTAAAGTAACTATCTTAGCATCTGCTGGAGCATCTCTATCCTCTGTTCCAGTTTCAAATGAATGCATTTGATGCCAGTCAGGTGATGCATCTGATCCTTTATTCTCGTACCAGAATGTTATATTCTGTGGTCCGACATAGGTACAGATTCCTGTCCTTGATGTGTCTTGTGCCTGTCCCATCCATACTGTAGGAACAGGAAATAATACTGTTTTAGTAATGTTTGCCATTGGTTTTGTTCAGGTGTACTCCCTCATTTGTTATTTATTTTAAGACCAAGTTGTAACAACAACTAAACCTGCGTTACCCCAGTCTCCCCAACATTGACCACCTTGAGTAGATCCAGAGTGTCCACCGCCACCAGGCCATAGAGATGGTGATGAGCAACATCCTCTATTATTACCATAAGCACAACGGTTAGTTCCAAAGTTTCTGTTAACTGACCAAGGACCTGGAGGTGTAGAAGAAACTGACCATGCACCTGAGTGACAGTCAACATGCTTTAGTTCTCCACCAGATACACCACAAATATAGAATTCATTCTCATTGTTCATTGAACATGCATTATCTTGTGAATCAGGCCATGCTGCAGAACAAGCATTATAGCAGTTAGTTCTTTGTGCTTGCTTCAAACAAGTATAGCAACTAGAAGTACAACGCTTGGAAGCATATGATCCACCTTGCATACAGAATGTACCTAGTCCACCACCTTGGACATAAGAAGGACATCCGTAGAATCCACAACCAGTTCGTCCATTACAGCATCCACAACATGAACACCTACTACTTGAACCAGCACAGATTGTATATGATGTAGAACCAGGAGTAAAGTGATTGCAGTTTGCATAAACTGTCTTAGTGGCATATCCACCACCTCCACCAGCCATTCCAGGACCTCCACCACAACATCTAGCAGGACCACCAGATCCTCCACCAGATATAATTTCAAATTGAATCGTAGCTACTTTACTAGGTACCGTCCAGTTATAACAACATCCTCCGTTACATGGAGTGTTATTACAGCAGTTGAAATAGAAACTTCGGCATTGAATACCAGTCGATAGACCAGAAACCTGTCCTGGACCTAGCGAGTCAGCTAGAATTGCCTGATCCCCCTGCAGTTTTTTATATGTTTGATAATTAGCCATTGTTTAAGCCGAATGGTGGTTCGTTAGTTGTATTTATGAAAGAAGGGGGTATTTAACCCCCATGAATCTATTAGATGGTGATTATTCTCCATCCTTGTGTGCCATCATAGAACACAAGTTCAAATGCAGCACCCTCAGTATTAACTACTAGGTCAGATGCGTCACCCATGATTGGGTTACCGTTTCTACCCACTGTTAGGTTGTTAGAATCAAATGTCTTGGCGACATCGAAGAATCTAATGCTATCACCCTTAACTGGTGATCCAGGTAGAGTAACAGTGAATCCACCACCTGATGTGTTACAGAAGATTTGTTGTTTGTTAGAAGCAGTGACTCCAGAAGAAGCATCGACATTACCGTAAGCACCAACAGGTAACCAAGTAGTTCCATTGTAGTACTCATAACCATTTGTATCAGTATCGTAGCGAAGTCCACCTTCTAGTAATGCGTTACCAGTAGGTCTTCCTGCTTGAGTACCTCTAGGTGGAACAAGAATTCCAGATGTCTGATCCATCTTACCTCTTGTTAAGAATCCACGAACTGCTTTCTCAGTTGGACATGCTTGGTTAGAATCACCAGACAGTAGTTCATCAGATGAGAATTCGTTGATCGCTTCACCAATCTGACCACCGATAGCACCCAGTCTTAGTTCTGTCAAACCAGACAAGTTGAAAGCGGAAGCATCCAAGGTAGCAGCACCAGTTAACTGGTTAACAGAGAAGTATTCTCCAACTCTGAAGTTACCTCCTTGGTCAGTTGATACGAAGAAGATCTTACCAGAGTTAGTTACATTAGTTTCATTACCCTGTGATGCTGTGTTCTCATCAGTGTTAGGATAATTTGTTTGTGCAGTGTTACCTGTACCAATCAATAGGAAGTCATGACCAGTAAGTCTTAGTTTAGAGAACTTACTTCTCATTGCAAACTCTTGATTGTCGAATGACTTAGGAGCAGATCCTTTAGCAGGTGCCACATTAATTGTTGCACGACCATTCGCTTGCTGAACAGCATTCGTATCTGCACTTACAAATGTATGAGCACTTGTATTTGTAGAAGGAATATTTTCTAGTGACTGGAATGAGAATGTATTAACAGTCGTTGCTGAGATAGCAACTAATGTTCTGAATAATGGGTCAGGTGTTCCAGCGTTACCACCAGTACCTGTCGCACGAGGATAAGTTTTCTGAGCAGATCCACCATCTAGAGAACAAGTAAATGTTAATGAGTTAGGTGTTAGTTGAATCTTATCTCCAACCATCATACCGTGAGCATTAGATGTCAACTGTACGATACCTGTTGATGGGTTATAAGAACCTGCACTTGGAGTATAGTTATTACCAGCAACATAGTTGGTTATCGCTCTTAGGATGTAAGTATTAGTATCGGAGAATCCCATACCAACTGTAGTAAATCCTAAAGCATCACCAACAATCGGTGTGGTCGATAGTCCAGTAACCTCAAAGAGAATATCTGATTGACCATTTGCTGCATTAGCACCAGTACCCATTCTAAAGTATCCAGTAGCACCAGCACCAACAGAGTCAACCTCAACATATTCGCCAGGAGTGAAGACTGTTGTACCAATACCAACCGCAGGGTTGATATCAGCTGCATCCATAAATGTGTTACCAAATCCAACGAAGTACTTGAAGTAGATTGCGTCTGAAGAAGACTGATCGTTAGTTAATTCAGCACGAGCACCTGAAACAGTACCACGCATTGTTGCACCAACAGCAAGAGTTCCTTGATAAGTTCCAACAATAGTTGTCATCTTATCACCGAACATCCTACCGAATCTAGGAGTCTCTAGTGTAGAGAATCCACATGCAATCGCACCGTAAGTACCGTAGGAGTTGTTACCTGATAGAGATCTAATCTCTGATCCATCATCAGATACATATCCGAATGCACAATAGTATGTGAAGGAAGATACAATCTCAGCGAGAGCATCATCTTCTAGGAAGAATCCTACACCACCCGAATGAATATTCGTAAAGGCATCGAACACCATCGATTTACCACCAGCACCTTCAGGTGCTAAGTTGTGGACACCACCCTCAATAAAGATACCGATAGCACCACCATGACCTGTACCATCAAGGCAAACATCAGAGAATGCAGTACAATCTTTAATGTATGGTGAACGAGATAGAATAGGGTCAGTTGGGTTTAATCTGAAGTATACACCACAAGCAGTAGTACCTACACCAGTCTTAACTTGCCACTTATCTGTATTATAAGGATCGTTGGCATCATAATCAAATCCCTGCAAACCACGCATTGTGATTGCCTGAACTGTAGTAGAGTCAGACACGAAGAACATAGTCTGACGAGCATTAGGAACAACACCCTCAGTTGATACGCCAGGAGCAGGTTGAACTGTTGAACCTCTTAGAACATCACCAGCAATTGAGAAGTTCTTAGGTAGAGTAATTGGTAACTCTTCTGAGAATACACCAGCAGATAGTTTGATGATAACAGGTGAGGAGTCAGTTACAGTACCGCCACTTACATATGTGTGTGCGATAGTTGAAATACTGACATTGGTTACGAAAGTATTAGAGTCAGTTACACTGTCAACTTTAAAGTAGAATCCTTGTGTACCATCTGGGAAGATCGTAGTTGTTAAACCAGAGAAACCAGGAGCACAAGTGAATGATATACCAGCAAGTCTGATGTCTCCTCTTGCAAAGAGACCGTGGTTAGCAGCAGTAACAGTCGCAATACCAGAAGTATTGTCATAAACAAAGTTAGTAATGTTAGATACTTTCTGTGCTGCAGTAGATGCGTAGGAGATATTCTGCCATGCATCGTCAGGAGTTAGACCAGAGTTATCGTTTGAACCTTGCTGTGCGTCAATGAAATATATTTTCGTTCTTTGTCCAGCATACTGCCATTCAACTTCGTCAGTACTTGATACTCTTAAGAATGTACCTTGAGTACCAATACCCTGTCTAGCAGGACCAGTACCATCTCTAGTTAAAATGTCACCTTTAGTTGTTAAGAGTGCTGCACTATCACCTATAGCAAATGCTTGCCACATGGTAACAGCAGTACCAGGTTGAACATTTAAGTTAGAAGATCCAACAGAAACATAAGCAGAACTTGAGTACTCAACTAAGTCTCCATGCTCATAGTAATTGGAGTTACTCCAAGTACCTCTCCATTTTTGTCCTCTAACAAGTAGTGACCAACCACTAGTTCCAGCGTCACTGCTAGTAACAGCAGCACCGATTGGTGGTGTGTCATTATTAATTATTAATTGGTCAGCGATGTAAGAGTTACCACCGTAGGTAACAATCTCACCTTTACCATATTGTCTTGTCTTATCGTATGTCGCTCCAGCACCAGTACCAATACCTTGAACTAAGTTAGACCATGTAGCTGGGTTTTGGTTTGGCTGATCTCCTCTTGGGTTTGTACCTATGGCAACATAAGCAGAACCACTAAATTCTACAAGGTCTCCTCTCTCATATCTTGTACTAGAATCATACTCTCCTTTACCTTCTATTCCATTAGAGAATGCAGCAAAGTTTGCCGAAGGAGGGAAGAATGCGTCTGATCCAACACCTGTAGTATCATGTGGGGATGTTGATACGCCAGTGGCAGTCTGGTCTGATGGTGATTGGAACGGTGATGTAACACGATATAGTTGAGGACCATATTCAACTACATCATTAATACCATAGTAAGTATCAGTAGCAAAGGCACCTCTAAAGTTTACGCCTTCTGCATAGATATCCCAATACTGTGGGTAGTCGTTTGCGTACCAGTTACTTTGAATACCTGTTGAAGTATTCTGAGCTGTACAAATGTATAGGTTACCACCTTCTTTAACGATATCCTGGACAACATATCCAGTACTAACCGTTAGATCTCCAGCGAAGTTCTGACCTGTAAGGTGCAAACTCCAGTATGCTGAGTCGTTTGGGAAGCCTGTAGCACTAGCATCAGAAGTATGGTTGATCGTACACACATATGAACTAGCACCGTATTTAACGATGTCATCAATTACATATGCGGTAGATGCTGCCCACGCTCCACGCCAGTTGAACTTCAGTCTGCCAAGTCTAAATTCTGCCATTGTTAGTTACTCGTTAAACAGGTCCAGTGTATGAATGGGTTCCATTGACTTGAAGGATTAAGTATCCTTCAGAATCTAGGAAATAATTTAAGTTACGACGATCAAATCGTATCTGTTGATATTTATCTTGCGGATTATTGGCAGTTGCCTTTTGCTCAGTAACTTCCTCAACATAATCCTCATAATCTCCAAACTCTTCAACTTGCGTTCCATCGAGTCTGAATGGTTCAAAGCTTTCAGTGGTAGAAGCAGTGCTTACCTTAGTGAGGTAAAGCATTGAGTACTCATCTCTCCTCAAAGCATAAACAAAATGCCCTGTAGAGTCTTGAGGTTGGAAATGTGCGTTGCTTAATGTTAATGCCATTTTAACTAACTATTCTCCAATAACTACCTGTCCATAAAAACATAACGGTTACACCTGAAACATCTAAGTTTACAGGTCCATCATCAATGTTTCCTATCGCATCTTTAAATTGATGGCTTGCTGAAGTCAATGTAACATTATTTATATTCCAACTTTGGCCACCGTCTGCTATCTCAATGCTGTCTCCAGCTGATAAGTTGACTGTTGGCATAGTGGCATTGATAACACCACCATTGGTATCGGCAAGGTACCTCTTATTAACAACAAACTGTGTTGTTAGAGGACCAGTCAATTGTGCGAAGACGGGAGTTGCACCAGTAGCCGCTTGTGCTACAGTTTCAACAGCATTGCCACTTCTAATGTAGATCTTTTGGTCTACAATATTAATAGCCATTTCTCCGTCTTCAAGATCAGCAAGACCAGGTATCTGACCTTGCGTAATACTTCGTTTTGGTTTAATGCGAGTAGGCATTACAAGTTTTTAATGTATTGCTTCTAGTTATTTATTAGAAGTAATTCACCGCTAATACAAACCTTGCTTTTTCACTCGTACAATTTGTACTATTATGAGGTGTAGATCCATCAAAAATTACATTCCTATTAGCAACACTTTCAATCTTAGTTCCGTCTTCCATCTTAGTATATCCATCGTTGTCATTAAAATATAATAGTGATGCATTATGACTGTACTCAAAATCTACATGAGGATCATGCTCAATAAACTTTCCTTGATTAGGATACAATAAAACTCTTGCTCTGATTATAGACTTAACATTTAAAACTTTGATTAGATAATCATCTAATGGTTCCATGAAAGAACTTACTGGAGAGAATCTTTCATATAATCTATGAACAAAATAAAAATGCTCGTTATTATTTTCCCATTGATTTGCTACTCTTGCTTGGTACTCCCACGGAAAGTTGTGACCCATCACAACTTGTTTTAGCATAGAAAAATAATCTTTATCGAGAGTGTCGTCAGTAAATTTCATGTCGGTTCATATAGATTGAAGGCAATTGAAAACCTAGGTTCATTTGAATAATTTATACTAACATAATGGTATAAAGAACCAGGAAATAGATACATGCCACCCTCAACAGGTGGTATAGTAAGATTGGTATCTTGTATAGGAGCAATATTATGTTCATCAGGATGACGAAAGACTAACTCTCCTGAGTTCTTTGGACTACTAACCCAAAAGACTCCAGCAAATATACAACCAGGATGTGTGTGACTTACATTATAACAGTGTTTATAATTTATATTAAACCACATGTTAGATAATCGTGGTTCAAATTCAAAAGAAGTCTCATCATGAGCACGATACTCTTCCACTAACTCTAAGATTCTTGGACTCATATAATTAAGAAACGGTGCAAAGGCATCCATCTCCCAAAAATCATCAGGACTTTGATATCCATCTACATTACTCCTACTATTGGTTGGATAAGTTTTAGCATAGTTAGTCATCCATGCTACAAGATCATCTTTAACCAAATCAAATTGAGAATCGTATGAGTTCGCAACTAGTGTAGGAAATATACTCTCGATCATAAACCTTTGCGAGATCTATTCTGTATTATTATTCTATCGTTAGCATGGTCTGGTATGAATTCTAAAGTATCATTGTGAGGCCACATCATCTCTTCATACAAAGCATTAAGACGATCCATGTCATCCCATAGATCATTAACAGAATCTTTAGGTGTTGGTCTAAACCAATCCTCTTCTGGTTCTAAGTTACCATGCATGTTAAGATACCTCCAATAGATGTTTTAGTATATATTTGTGTGCTCCAATAAGATGCTTATTGTCCACATTATTTTTCCAAATTGTCATGTTATCAATATCTAATTCGTGAAGAAGGAAACGACCATCATCATCTTTACCAAACCCTGCTTCAAAATCAACTAGAGTATAACCAATCTGTTGAAACAAATCTTTCAGTATATAATCAATGTCTATTATTCTCATAACATATGGTTCAACTTTATAACCCATCAACCTTACTCTATCAAATGTAAGTAAAGGAGTCTTGTCAGTCTTTAAAAAGAACTCAACAATAGGAGCATGATGTCCTTTACCACCATCAGCATGTGCTGTTTCTTTTACATGAAAAATATTTTGACCATCTTCTATACCTATAGTATCTGTGACCATAGAACCAGTAGCATAGTTTCTACAAACAACTCTGAACGGATGCTCAGTAGTCTGACCATATAATATGTTGTTTTTTTCTAGAATTTGTTGTAACTCTGGGTTAATCATTTAATAAACTCCTTCTTCTCATAGTCGAATCTAGGATGAGGTTCAGCAGGAACCCAAGGTTTCTTTGATTCATTTCCGATAACGATAAATCTATCAGCAGCAAATGTTCCTGCTAGACTGATTCTAATTTCATCACCATCAACCCAGTTTGTTGAACCATCTTTCTTAGTGTGATTCATCAACTCTTGGATCTCGTCAATCATTTCTTGTGTCAGTTTCATAAGTCGGTGGGGTGTGGTGGTCGTTCCAATGTCTAATATTACCTGCAACAATAAAGCAGTTAGTAACAACTAACTGTACAAATATAAAAGATCTGATGAGGCATATAATATCATCATACTTTTTAGTTGTCCTATCATTAAACGATCCTAAAGCATACTTCCAGATCTTCCATACTTTAATCATAACCAATGCGGTTTTCTGGATGGGTCACGAAGATAATTAGATGCAACCCAAGGTTTGCTGCTAATGTAATTTTTGTAAGCAGTAAAAGTGTCAATGCTTGTGTCATATTTAAACTCATCGGGCATTGCTCGTGTGAATGTTGTAGGTTCTGGACTCAATGGAAATATTTTAGTTGCATGCATCAATGTTGATTGGCAACTATGAATCTTATTATACCTGTGAGTATATTCTTCACATAACTTGAGTCCGTGGTCTAACAACCAACGGAAGTGAGTCTGTGCCCAGATAGTGCAAGGATGATTGCGAAATGCACCCTTGTCTGTTTTGTATGGTGTACCATCTAACTTAGGTAGTGTGCCAAAACCATGACCCCACTTATCTGATGCAACAATAGATAACATTTGACATGTTTCTAATGGCATCTTGACGATGTGCTTGTCGGGCAAGCATGTCGCTGAGATGAAAGGATCAGGATCAGTAACAAAGATATTCATACTGTTATTGTACTCCTAATAAGTTCCTCTGTAAAGCCATTCATCAGATTCGTTTTCATTTTCATACACATCATAAGGACCGTTTAATTTCTTTTGATGTTCTCTCTCATCTAATACTTCATTGATTAAAAGTTTTAGTTCTTTTCTTAATCTAGGATCTAAGACTGGTTTGTCTGGAGGATTCTTATCCATGTGGATTATATTTGCGAAGGATGTACAACGCAATAGCAACACCGATTGATGATGAACCTAAAATGATTAATACTAATGGCATTAAATTAATTCCTCCAAAATACTATGTTCTAATTGTTTATCTTCTGGTTCAAAAGGAAGTCTTTCCTTTGCTTTAGGAAGACCTTGTTGACCAGGCAACTCTTTTTCTCTTGTTGCTGTTACATCAACTGTTTGATCTAAGATGGGTGCATTGATTTTATGGTAAGTAAATATCTCATTTTGATGTTCTCTGTGTAACCATAAAGTTTTGATTGCATACTCTTCGTGACTACAATCACAATACTGATCACCATTTTCATCAAAGACCCTATAAAAAGGATACATGTGAGGACTAATCATTAGTGTATTCTTGAGTTGTTGCGTGATCTTTTACATAACATGGAACACCTGCAGGGTCTAACCATTTAGTGTATTCAAAATCATTTATAGCAGTTTCCATCTGCATGTAATTGTCACAAAGATATATGTCTTTATAACCATTGTAATTATTCCACTTCTGAATACGATAATCTCCTTTGCCATTAGGAAGGAGGTCAGGCATTTCGACATACCTGTAAGGGTCGTTCTGGCAAATCACTTCAAGCATAAAAAAAGAGGGTTGTTATACCCTCTATTATATCAGATTGTATTGAGAATATCAACCTATAAAGCGTTACCACGAGGTAATACTTCTTCTGGGAACACGAAGTTCTCATGAGGTTGGTCAACTGATGACATCCATGCTCTCATACCCTCGTTTAAAAGAATGTTCTTTGTATAGAAAGTCTCGAACTCTGGATCTTCTGCTGCTCTTATCTCTTGAGATACAAAATCGTATGCTCTTAAGTTAAGTGCAAGACCCACAATACCAATTGATGATGCCCACATACCTGCGACAGGTACGAACAACATAAAGAAGTGGATGAATCTCTTGTTAGAGAATCCAATACCAAAGATCTGTGACCAGAATCTATTAGCAGTAATGAAAGAGTATGTCTCTTCCTGTTGTACTGGATCAAATGCACGGAATGTTGTGCTTTGAACTTGATTATCTGAATAAACAGATGTATCTTCATACAATGTGTTCTGTACTGTTGCACCATGAATGGCACATAGTAATGCTCCACCTAATATACCTGCCACTCCCATCATATGAAAT